CTCTAGTGTGGCTTGCTGTGAGGACTTTCTAATGGACGACTGGCAACAGCAACGCGAATGCGAGGAACGCCGGTACTACACCGAGCCGGTCATCCTCACTTGGACGCAAGCCGATATCGACCGCCACAACGAACTGCGGCGCGAACTTAAACAAATGATTGAGGAAAGCAAATGTCAGACCTTCTAAAAATTAATGTCAACGACCATGTTGAAAAGAAAGGCAACCTGTCTTACCTGTCATGGGCGTGGGCATGGGCTGAAGTGCTGAAGATTGACCCATCTGCGCGATGGACAGCGCACGAGTGGGATAACAGTCCCGTCATGTACCTGCGGAACGGCACGGCGATGGTTAAGGTCAGCGTTGAAATTAAGGGCAACGACAAAACCTGCATCCTCCCTGTCATGGACAACAGGAACCGCGCCATCGTTGACCCTGATGCGTTTGCCGTGAACACCGCCACCATGCGTTGCCTTACAAAAGCGATTGCGATGCACGGTTTGGCTCTCTACATTTTTGCCGGTGAAGATTTGCCCGAGGGCGAGAAAGCCGAACCTAACCCCGAGGTGTTGGCGCAGATTGCGTCGGCGGCTGATGCTGCTGCGCTCGTTGCCCTCTTCAAGTCGCTTGACCCCGCCATCCGCGCAGCGCACATGGATGCGTTCAGCGCACGCAAAAGGGAGTTGGGCAACGGGGGTACGACATGAGCAAACATCAAGGGGAACGGTGTTGCGGAAGTTGCATTTTTTATGTTGAGAAAAAAGACGACGAAGGATTTTGCGCGTTTGCTTGGCCGCCATACATAAAAGCAAAGCAACGACCCGTAAGCGCATACGACCGTTGTGATTTGTACGAAGAATTACCGGATGGACAAGTTCCATTGACAGCATCATTTATTGAAAAGGTATTAAAAATATGATGGAACAGCGTACAGACGACTGGTTTGCGGCACGGCTTGGCAAGGTCACAGCCTCCCGCGTTGCGGATGTCATCGCCAAAACCAAGACCGGCTATGGCGCAGGTCGTGCTAATTACGCGGCTGACCTTGTGGTGGAGCGGCTGACGGGTCAGAAGGCATCTTCGTTCAGCAATGCAGCGATGGAATGGGGGACCCAGACCGAGCCGCAAGCCAAAGCAGCCTACGCCGCCAAGACCGGGATACTGGTTGAGGATGTCGGCTTTATAGACCATCCGACTGTTGCAATGTCTGGTGCCAGCCCTGACGGGTTTGCCGAGGATGGTTTGATAGAGGTCAAATGCCCTAACACCGCTACTCACCTTGAGTATGTGTTGGCAGAACTTCCCCCCCTTAAATACTTCACGCAGATGCAATGGCAGATGGCTTGCACGGGCAGACCGTGGTGCGACTTTGCATCCTTCGACCCGCGTCTTAACGAGCGGCTGCAATTACTAGTCGTGCGCGTCCCGCGTGATGACGACTACATTAAGATGCTTGAGCAGGAGGTAACTACTTTCCTGCAAGAGTTGGACGACAAACTTAACAAACTAGAAAAGGTGACCCTGTGAATAAGCAGTACGACAACAACAACCGTGGCGTTTTGTTTAAGAACGATAAGCGCGGCAACGAAAAAGCCCCCGATTATCGCGGCTCTGCCGTTCTTAACAATATCGACCTCAACATCAGCGCGTGGATTAAGCGCAGCAGTAAAACCGGCGATGCCTTCATGTCCCTCAAGTTCGAGCCGAAGCAGGCTGCGCGTCCTAAAACGATGGCAGAGCAAAACCCCGAGAAGTTTAACGACGATGAGGATTTGCCGTTTTGAAAATCTTCATCGGATACGATAGCCGCGAGGACATCGCATACGAGGTGGCTCGTGCGTCCATTCTGGAACACATGGAGGCAGAGGTTGTCGCGCTTCGACTAGATGACCTCCGTGAGATGGGGATGTACTGGCGCGAACCAGACCCGTTCTCATCCACGGAGTTTAGTTTTAGCCGGTTCCTTGTGCCTGCGCTCTGCAACTTTAGGGGCAATGCCTTGTTCATGGACTGTGACTTTCTGGTACGGCACAGCCTGAAACCGTTGCTCGACTTCAACAATCCCGATGTTGCCGTGTGGTGTGTCCAGCACGACTACAAACCCACATCTCTGACAAAGATGGACGGGCAGGTACAACGCCAATACCCGCGCAAAAACTGGTCGTCGTTTATGTGGTTCAATTGCAGCCATCCGTCAATGGGTGGGCTGACACCCGAAATCGTGAACAGCGAAACCGGGATGTACCTGCATCGGTTCATGTGGGTAAACGACCGGCACATTGGTGCGTTGCCGCCGACCTTCAATTACTTAGAGGGCTGGCACACACGGGCGCAGGTTCCTGACCCGACCTGCGTGCATTTCACCGAGGGTGGCCCGTGGTTCGATGAATACCAGAATGTCGAATACGCCTACGAATGGAAGCAATGGGCTGGACGGGTGAGGGCATCCGAGCGATGAAACGCATCTTCCCGCGAGGCACTAGACCGGACGCTATGGCATCTGTCGTGGCGCGGATGGTGTCTAACCTTGACCCGCTCAAGACATGGGCGGTCGAGGTTACGGAGTGGAAGAAGCCGCGCACCGCCCAACAAAACAAATTCCTGTGGGGTGTTTGTTATCCCTGCATTTTAGAGGGCGGTGGCGAGGCGTTGCGCGGATGGACACGCGATGACCTGCACGATTACTTTCTGGGCGAGTGCTTCGGATGGGAAACGCTGGAGGGGTTTGGCAGGAAGCGCCTGCGACCGCTCAAGCGTTCCTCTGCGCTCGACAAACAAGAGTTCAGCGATTACTTGCTGTTTCTTGAAACAAAGTGTCTTGATATGGGCATCGTGATACCGGAGCCGTCGTATGAAACTGCGTAAGGAAGCCCGAGGGCGAGGCTGCATGGTGCGTATCCCCGAGGTCTGCAATCACAACTCCGAGACAACCGTGCTGGCGCACTACAGGCTTGCCGGAGTCTCCGGCATAGGCATGAAGTCGCCCGACATCCTTGGAGCATGGGCCTGTAGCGCGTGCCACGATGCTATCGACCGTCGAGCGCATACCGACCTTGACCGCGACTATGTGCGCCTGCTGCACCTTGAGGGCATGGCGCGAACCCTCGCGCAACTTAACCGAGAGGGACTACTGTGACCTTTATGGTAGACACGCCGTACACCCCGGCGTACATCCGCAACGAATTCCTATATGACCACCAGACGGGCAGCGGGGAGTTTACCCCCTGCACTATCTTCGGGTTTCGCGCCGAACCTGCACGGGTACCCATGTTTAGCGTTATGGCGGCCTGTGGGGCGCAATGGGCGAGGGTGCCTATCCATGCCCTTGTGTCGAAGCCATGCCCTCCAATGGCTTTAGAACTCGCCTGCTGGTGGGACTCCTTTAGCCGCCACGCCGAGGTGCGGGAGATGGAATTCCTGCGGGGTCACCGCGTCCGCGCCCGTGGCAGGGACGGAGTGTGGAGGCCGGGGGTGTATGTGTTCTCTGTGTTTTGGCACAACGGTGGATGGTCGGAGGTCAGCGACCAGAGCAAAGACCATCACATTGTCCGGCTGGAGGCTGGGCCGCTTATCGCCTACCCCAACAACAAACTGCATTGGGTTGACCCAAGCCACCTGTCGGGCGACCCGCCGCGAGATTGGAAATCACCGTCACAGTCCTACAGCGTGGAGGCACTATGGTCAGATGGTTCGTCAACTGGTTCCGCAACCTAAAGGCACGCAGACACCACGAATGGAGCCGCGTGCCAAAGCCTAACTGGGCGTGCAGCCGAGGCTATCGAGACACTTGGTAGGGATTAATTCTGCTCACCTGTAGTTTAACTGGCAAAACTCCGGGTTTTGACCCCGGCAATCCTCGTTCGAACCGAGGCAGGTGATTAAACCCTACGCTCGAAGTGCGGCACATCCTTGAACGACTTCCAGAACCCGCCCCATTGGTTCTTGGGGTCGAGGCTCTGCCAGTATTCACCAACCGGCGTTAGAGCCGGGATGTCGTAGGTCAGTTTGCCGTCCTTGAAGAAGTTAAGGTCGATGGCGCACCGCTTGAGGTGGATGCTGTTCATCGTCTTGCTACGCCCAGTCTTGACATAGATGGCCTGCTGTTCCGGGGTACGGGCAAGTTCACCGCCCGTCACCACAAAGCCCAACTCCGTCGCCTTGTTGATGAGTTTGGCGACATCCAGCAGGAACGCTGCTTGTTCTTTTACAAGGCTCATTTCATGGCTTCCTTAAGTGCGTCGGTCTTGTCCTTGCTCGACTGGCTGGAACCGAAGTAGTACGAGACAACCTGCGTAGCGACCGCAGACAGCACGCCCAAGATGTAGATGAGGATGTCCTTGCGGCTAGGGTCAATCGGACTTGCTTGGAACAGCACGATGCCAAAGAGCGTAAAGGTGATGCCAAGCAAACCAAGCGCCAGAATCGGCGTGATGAGTTTGTTCAGCAGCGGTGCCTTGTCGGAGGTGACAATCTGCGTCTCGCGCACCCGCGCATCGTTGGTGTCCTTCAGGCGCATCTCAAGTTCAGCGAGGTCAAGTTTGTCTTCTTCCAGACGCAACTTGAGCAGTTCTTCCTCATGCTCCATCTGGGCAATCTGCACCCGCGCCAAGTCTTCGGGGGACATATCGGGCTTAAGTTCAACGCCCAACTTCTCCTCGACCACCTTCTTGCCCTTTGCCATGACGGCGTTGGCGACGAGGTTAAGCCCGTTGCCAAGCAACGGCGTAATAATGGCTTGTAGCGCGGCAGGTATCATTTGGAAGCCCTCACAACATCTTCACCCTTGGTCACGGTCACATGGTCGCCCTCGACATCAACCCGCATGGGCT